TTGCAAATCCGCCAGTAGGATTATTGTAATATGAGCTGTTTGCACCATAGTCAGTGGTGTTAGCCCTAAAACTTGGATTTTGTCCCTGCATCTCCAAAGAAACACCACTCGCTGGGCTTGCCATGTAAGCGCCACTTGGATCAAATCCAGTGTAAGGATTTACAAAGAAACTATCCAATAGAGCTTTTTGGTTTGGCCTAAAATAACCTAACGTATCCACTGCATCTTGGAACATTGGAGCTGACGAGTAACCTGTCACACCATTTGCGTAAGTTTGTGGCGCACCCATGTTGCCCATAATATCTGTCGGGCTTGTCGGTGTAGCCATACCAAATGCATTTGCAGTGTCAGCCGTATTTTGAAACGCCGCCTGTTGCATTGGATTAAAAGCCGCAACATCCGCGCCGTAATATGGTGTAAATCCAACCTGAGATATTGCGTCAGCTTTTGCTAAGTTGGCCTTAGCCGCATTTTCTATATATGCTGGTACTGTTACTTGTGAAGTGGTTGAGCCACCTTTTCCGCCTGACATTATGTTAACTCCTTAATGTATGAGGAATGCAGTTGATCCCAACCATGTTCCGATAGTGGTTTTTTCCATCCTGCACGACCAGTCATCGTCAATGCAGAACACCCTTGAGCCTTTGCCCAATTAATTACGTCAGTGTGCATATCCATTATTTGATCCAACTCGCCGCCGCCAAGAAATATATTTAATTGCTTCAATTTAGGATATACCACAATTTCAGACACGATGCACCCCCTTGGTGAAGGCCAAAGTTGCATTGTGCCTGCCTTAATACCTTCAACTACATGAATAAAATCGTGAGTACCGCCAGAATACTCCAAAGCGGCCTCGATCCATTCCCTGCAATTTTCAATAATTTCGTCAATTACCATGAGCCACCTACTAATGTCACACGCTTCCAAATATGTGCAGAGCCATCGTGTGATGCTGTGCATACATAAATATATGATGCATCCCAAGATATTAATCCAGCCTTATCGCCAGCTACACCCACGCTCGATGCAGGAATTGCATTTTTTACGACAATTTCACGAAAATTTCCCGATTTACTTATAACTGGATATAGGTTTGCCCTATCCCACATTATTGTGCCGTTTTCAGATGCACTTTCCTCGCCGTTCTGCTGAACCAGTGTGGATCGAGTTTGTGATAAATGCTGAACAAGCCTGCGACCCCACGTCCGCCAATCGTTGCCAATGACGTCTGGGGCTTTTTGTTGCTGTTCGCTCATCTCGCCCCACCAGCCGTAACATTAAGTCTATTTATTCCGACACGCCAATCAGCTAAGTTAGCCGCGTCAATCCTGAGTTTAACTTGCCTGCCTGTAAATCTCAGCGACGTTGGATTTGACATAGAGAACGCACCATATGAGCGCTCTTCGCCGTTAGGGTAAAACCTCGTCTTAAATGTAACTGTGACGTCGCCCTGCGTCTTCTCATCTGGGATCATTTCTGTAACTGACATTACATTCTCGCCAGTACCTAATGCAATCGAGCCACTTTCAGCAAATGGCGTAAGTGTGCCGTAATCAAAGCCAATCTCATGCTCGTACAACTTGTTGTTTTCTGCGCTTGCCCAAATTGGCTGTCGATATGTACCCATATCATAACCAGCAGTTCTGCCTAGCTCACCAATGTACCAAGTATTCTCGACATAATTATAAACGCAATATCTGTCATTTTCTGTGCTTGATCCAGATGGGTAGAACCAGAATATCTCGCCGTATGTGCTGTTTGTCACTGCAAAAGTTTTTGATATTTGTGCGCGATTTATATCGGAGAATACATAGTCTGATATTTCGCTTTCGATTTGTTGCACTGCGCCGCCTGCGTATGCATAAAATGAGTGATTACCCATCCAGAACGCGCCCTTATCAACTGATGCTATGGCCTTGTTTGCTATTAATCCACAGCTCGCTCCGACACGCTCGATGCCGTAGACATATGGCGCACCAATGTAATTTGCTACGTGAGCGTCCATGCTTGTTAATATTAGAGTTTGACCCTGCACACGTATGCCAGCCATAATTCTGCCACTTGTGTTAAGCTCTAAGTCACCAGCTTCATTTGTTGCGGCTGGCGTCCATGTGGAGCTGTCTTCTCTATCACACCACTGCACCTTGCGTTGATTTCCGCCTGCGCCTAATGCAAACAAAAATCGCTCTTCAGTTACGACGATGCTCTCATTACTTGTCGGCGCATTTGCTAATACTGCGGCTGGTGTGGAATTGCTTAACTGCCACTCATAAATTTTTCCATCATCTTCATTACAGGCGACAAGGTATTCACCCCATGTATCAAGCGACCAAGACGTTGCAGGCTGTATTCTCGCTGTGTCTGGACGAGCTACGCCGTAGGCATACTGCCCAAAGTAACTACCGCCATATCCTGTAAATGCCTCTGCGTCTTCACGACCATTAGTTAGTCCAACTGGCGTTATGTCGTGGCGCACACCTTGAGATGTCCAACTGTAAAGTTTATTATATGTGCCGCCAACAATGTATCGATCTTGGTCATTCGCAATCCAAGTAATTAATCCACGAATTTTAGCGTTTGCCGCCGTGTCTGATCGAGTACGCCAGCCACCCATCGGGCGCATTGTGCCGTCAACCCAACGAATTAAGTTGGCGTCACGCCATCGACCTGACGCTTGTAGTTCAGTGCCGTTGCGGTAAATGCCAGCAGGGATGTCTAGTGGTATTAGTGGCATGTTTACCTCGTTTTATAAGTTGCTGTTACTATAGCATATTTTAGCCGCTTTGAACAATATGTAGTTATTTTCTTATCTTGTTACCTATAGTATTTACGTTTCCATAGCTTTGTTGTGTAAATAGATTTTATTTCTGTTAAAAAACTTACTGTATCAGAATTTACTTTTTTTAAATCCATAGCCCCTATTTCACTTGTCCAACTATCCCTTTTAAAAGGAATGACTTGCACTAAAGGATCGCCTTTTTTCACAAACGCCTCATCAGATGGCATTACACATGGAAAGTTAACTTGTGTCACATGCCTGTCTGTATCAACAACTGCTGGTAATATAGTAATATCAGAAGTTTCATAAAAGGGGGACATTAGAAAACAAGAATATCCTCTTGGGGTATGGATCATCCAAGGGTTATGTAATTTAATTAGCTTATCTCCATCACAAAGCGCCTCTAAAGGCGTTCCCTCAACTTGTTGAATACCATGTCCGTCAAAACCTATATTATACATATTATTATAGTCTTTGGGGGTTTTCATATTAACTGCTTGCATTCTACCCTTACTATCTTTTTTAAAGTGCATGTCGCACCAAGCTGGGATTATATAGCCACTTGTAATAAAATCCCTTACAGGTAAACACTGCTTTATTGTGGGTACTTTAGAGACTTCCGACACAGGGCATTGAAATTCTTTTTTTAAATTTTTATACCAACTAGGAACAAACTTTAGAGCTGGCTTGGGGTGAGGTATAGCGTCTAATATATTCTGGTGTGTTTCAAACTTTAATTTAGGCACTTGGGTACTCTGGCCAATTTATATCTTCATAATTAGCATCATCAGATATTGCCCCCAAGGTATTTCTGTAATTAATCACAGATTGACTTTCTGTTAATGTACCATTTCTCAAATCACCTGATAGTCTGGCTAACCATGTATCCCTTACAGCCTGTGTGTGGGGCGTGTCTGTTTCTGACATTTTTTTCTCCTATACATATCCAATTTTATATTTATTTCGTAAAAAAAGCAAATATTCAATGTACTCGTCTACTTTTTCTTTCCATTTTTTATCTATACTAGGATGTATCACACCAGACTTTGCAGATGCAAATGCTTGATCTGCCCATTTTAGGGGGTCAGGGGTAGTATATAAAAAATTATTTATATGGGTAAAAGAGCCTAAGTGCCTGTTTTGGGATAGATCAAAATGGTCTACTTTTTTGTTTTTTATATATGCAATTAATGCACTTTCGCTTTTCATAGTAGAATATACATATTCGCAGTTATCCATCAAAGCATACAAATTAGAATTTGAGTTTGCAAAATTAATGCCGCCAAGATAGTCGCTTAATTCAGTGTAAACCTCATCCTGAGAAACAGGATGCTTCTTAAATATCACATTATCACGACCATGTTTTTTTAGTATTTTATCTAACTTACCTACGCAACAATGCTTTTTTAATTTATTTCCACCTGTTAAGACAACTAAAGCCTCTTTTGGTTTTTCTTCTGCTGTAAATCTGTATGTATATTTAGAATAATCTTCTCGTTCTGTTATAAACTTAATATGACCTTTGTTTAAACCATCTGCATAAGCATCACTCATTTGCCTAATGCTTTGCTCATAATTTAAAGGGTGCATTATTAAAAGCCCTGCATAAGTAGTGTAATTAACAGTATTAAACGCTAAAGGCTCTGAGGCGGTTACATCAAAATCTAAATTTAAATCTATTTTTTTAAATTTTTGACGTATATAGTCTTCCACCTCCAAAAGAGGATCATGCTTATCTGACCAAATAATATCAGCGCCTTTAAATTCTAAATGCGCGGCTATAGTGCGATTTGTTTCGCTATCCAGTATTTTATTAGCCTCTTTTATTTTCTTAGCCTCTTCGCAAGGCTTGCAGGGTTTAGATAAGTTAAGCATAAAAATTAGTTGTCCTATCGGTTGTTCGTGACGTGCTAAACGTCGTAGTTGTAGACCTAGATGTATTAAACGTAGTGGTAGTTGATCTCGACGTGTTAAAAGTCGTAGTTGTAGACTGAGATGTATTAAATGTAGTGGTTGTAGTCGCGCTCGTACTATATGTAGTTGTGAAACTAGTGTTAACAGATGATGTTCGGTATAATATATTATTGTAAACCCAATTAATACCACCACAGCAACTACCAATTTCATTGTTCCATACATTACCCTTATAGTATGTCCAACCATCAGCAGTAATTACGTTTACATTGGAGCTACTGTTATCAGCAAAATCCTGCCGACCAGTATTCTCGTTAGGCTCAGACTGATTGTACCAGTGGCCTTGAACATAATTCATATGAGATACGTTGTATGACTGATACACAACCCAACGTCCAGTGTCCGCATATACCCCACTATTATTAGTATTGCCATATGTTGTTGCAGTAGTAGTAGCTGATGTTGTCTTAGATGTATTAAACGTAGTGGTTGTAGACCTAGACGTACTGAACGTAGTGGTAGTAGATTTAGATGTACTAAACGTAGTGGTAGTAGATTTAGATGTACTAAACGTAGTGGTAGTAGATTGAGATGTATTAAACGTAGTGGTATAATCAGTTGACCACTCCTTTACTCCATTTATGAACCAAGACATTATGCAAAGTCCCCAATATAGTTTACCAATATGTTACTTGAGTCCAACACATAATAAGACAACACGCTGATCTCGTTTGCATTTGTGGCCTGCACAATTGCCGCGCCATTTACAGGTGTCTTGCATTCTGATGGCAGTGTAAAACTATTGCCACCTGTTGCGTCCTGTTTAAATATAATATTGCCTTGGCGTCCTGCATCTTTATTACTAAATGCAACTGTCGTATTTGCAGTTATAGTTACATAATGATGATTAGCAGATTGCAGGTCTATAGTGGAAGTACCGCCCGACATAGTAATACTATTCTGTGATTTTGCATTTACCAATTCGACCCAATTTCCTGCATGGGCAAAATAACCTTTACCTGTAGCGTGAACGTGAGCAAACATGCCGTGATATGTAGATGCTGATGGTAGATCGCCTGTAGTTGAATACATATTGGCAAATAAAACTTTATTGCCATTACCATTAATATCTCCAGACATTGTTCCGCCAGCTTTTGGTAATGCCGCATTAGCAGTAGTGTTTAAAGTTTGTATATCTACGCCATCAACAGTGCCACCAACTGTAATATTGCCAGTTGCGTCCAGTGTTGTAAATGCGCCTGTAGATGCAGAGTTTGCACCAATTGGCGTCCCATCAATTGATCCAGAATTAATATCAATGCCAGTGACAGGCGTCGTACCATCTAACAGATTATCGACGTTATCCAAGTTGGTATTTATTTTTGTACCCCAAGTATCCTCGGACGCACCGACTTCTGGTTTTACCAGACCATATGTAGTTGTTGTAGTATCTGCCATGTTAAGCTCCTATAGTTGGCCTTTCGGCCTAATATCGTTCATCAATGTAAGAGAAAGACGCAGTAGGCGCTGATCGCATACTGCCACAAAAGTGCTTAAATTGCAACATCATGCGGCTGTCCATATTTCTGTTACTTTTGGTATTGTTTCCCACTTCTCAATTGCATTGCAAGTTATTGTCGTTGACGCTGATGTTGCCCCAGCGAATGACATAACTTTATTGCACGTTGCAGTGACAGATGAGGTTGTAGCTACTGTTGCTCCAGACTGATTAATGTCTGACCCAATAGACGCCGTACTTGATACGCCCACAACATTATTTGATGCAACTTCACGCACGCGCTCCATGCCTGACGTGTTTGTTGCGGATGCGGCTATTGTCGATCCAGTGCTTTGGACTCTATTAGATGTGGCTGTGGCACTTGCCGTTGTCGCAATAGTTGACGAGCCAACAACGTCAAATACAAAAGAAACTCCGCCAAATAATGTGCATGACGACGTTGCGCTTGCGTTCCTATCACGACCAGCAGATGCAGTCGTGCCTGACGCTGTGATTACAATTGACCCACTTAGTCTGGCACGTATAGCAGACGATGCTGTAGCCGATACAGAGACAACTGCACCAGCTCCATCAGTGACAAATCCATCTAGCCCAAAGTTATATGAGCCGTATGTACTTTGTCCAAATCCACCACGATATTCAGCCATTTATTAATCTAACGTAATATCAAGATCGCCTGCTGGTAATCTAAATACGTCACCAGTATCAATTGCTTTGCTTGTTGTTAGAGCCGCGTATGCAATTAAGTTTCCACCAGATGATGCATCAAATACGCCAATGTGTGTAACTGTTCCATAGCCTGCTGTAGCTGTAGGATATTCAACAGATGCAGAATTTGATGCAGTGTTACCAGATACAGTAAATGCAACTGGCTTGCGTGTGTACCCACCACCAGTTACTTCAGTACCACCGCCAGTATCACTTGGTGCGGCTGTATATAATGCAATGTGCCACGCAGTAGGGCGTGTCACTGATGATGTAGTAAACACGTAGTTTAATACTCTTGTTTCGAAATCGTTTGAAAAACTCATTTTAATATGCCCTTATTTTTAAACGACGACCAGAGCCGCCATATTTAGTTTGATCGCTGACTGCATTAATTGCGTCAACAGCGCTTTGATACAAAGCCGCCCAAGTCGTAATTCGAGCGTCTTCTTTTAAATATGGGGCTGAGTGTACCAAAGCTCCATACAAATAAGCATCTGGATATTCGCCCAGAAGCCAATTGGTTGTATTACTGTCAGATAATGCTGGAATTTTCTGATAATAATATAATTCTGCATTGTATACGCCATCTGGCGCTGGGTGTACTTGTAGTTCGCCAGCAGTCATTGCGTAGTATCTTGGGTTGCCAGACACGTTGCCAGCTCTTTGTTGCCTGTCTAATAATTCTGCCTGCGATATTAATTCTAATGGGTTTGTCTCGCCACTCGTAATATGAAAGCGGATAGGCTCTAACATATCTGCTGGGATCGCGCTGTATTTCGTATCAATCTCAGCAGTGGATCTGGCTTCCATTTTCCAATGGCGTAATCTGCGATTTAGATCAGTCTCCGCCAAAGTTATAAATGTGCTAGACACAGAAGTAAGATCATCACGATTTAAAAAATCTGCGAGTGTCGTCTTTAATTCTGAGTATGTTGTTATTGGCATTGGTTAGCCCCTAGTTTTATTTCTATATATCATATTTATTAACGAGATAGTAGCCCATACCCACCAGATAAAATTTTGTTAGCATATTCTAATGCTTCTCTTCTGCCTTTTGTTCTTTCTATCTCTAAAAATGTATCGCCAACCTCTGAAATTTCATCATCAATTTTTTGTATTGCTCTTTTAGGGCTACTTTCTAAAACTTTATAAAATGGTGGAGTCATTAAAAGACCGCCGCCTGTACCTTTTTTACGTAGTTCTGCACCTAAATCTCTGTAAATTAATGCGGCTGGTATTCCACGAGATCCTTGCAAAAATGTTTGAGCATTTCCTATTTTATCATATCCAGTGTCATACGTTGTAGAATTTTGAATATTTGTAGGGAATACACCTTTTTCTAAATCTGGCGTAAATCCTCGATACCCAACTGATCCCCAATCCATGCCTATTTGGTTTGCATCTGCAACTGCAAGTCGGGCATCAAAAACTGTTGGAGCGCCCATATCAAACAACCCAGCCCTATCCATACCTTTTAAAAAATATCCTCTTTGAGAACCTGATGGTAACATATTTAGTAAATTAAATATTGCCATTGGGTCTTCAACATCAACATCTAAATCTTTAAATGGCTTGGATTGGATTGTTTTTTTAACATTTTCTCCTTTGGCGTTTTTTAATATATTACCATTGGCATCTTTAACTGTAACACTTTTAGGAACACTTATATTTTTTATATGATTATTTATTTTAACAGCGTTTTCGCCAGTTATTGCGCTATTGCTATTTTGTAGTTGATTCCACGCCTCACCAAACATATCTCCCTGATGTTGAGCAAAATCTCCAGATTGATCTCCCATCATTGCAGACATAAAGTATGGTTTGTCGTGCTTCATAGCTTCATTAATTTTACTGTTTGTGGCTGTTTTAGCTCCAGCATAACCCTGACCATCAACATCTGCATATCTAAATCCTGCCATAGATTTAACGGGATTTAATAGGCGTTTACCATTTTGGTGAGTAACAGTTTTTCTGTCAGTTTGATCACCAACAATAGACATTACGTTTCTGCCATATAAATCTGAAATACTTCCAATTTCTGGCTCTACAGTTTCTGTTGACAATAACCCTGCACTTGTGTGGTTTCTCAATGCTGTTGGTTGCTGTTTTTCAATACTTGTATACTTTGCTCCAACTGGCAATGCTTGATCTGGGTTTAAAAAACCAAACGCAGTTGGTGTTTTTTCCAATTCGTCTGCAAGTTTTTCTCCAGACATTTCATATGGTTTACCAACATCTGGCGCTGGTTTTTTGAATTTAAAATTACTAAAGTTAGATCCCATCACACTTGGATCAACTTCAATACGATCTGCCATATCAAGTAAGCCTTTGCCTACTTTCTTAATGGCAGGAGAGGCCGCATCACCAATAAGTGGGATCAAACCTAGTAAAGACGCGCCACCCAAAACTGCAACATATCCAAGATTAGGATCTGGTTTTTGTAGTTCGTCATATATTTCCTTAGCCGCCATAGCGTCGCCAATGATAGGCGTGGCCTCAGCTATAAATTTTGCGGCGTCCATTGGGGTAAAGCTCATTGGCTCTACTGCAAGTCGCTGGCCTTCATTCGCGTAGCCTGCGTAACTTTGTTGGTCAAGCAGTCCCATTAAAAATTCCATCTAGCATTTGTTGCAATCTAGGTGATATTTCCTCGCTGGGTGTTGTTGGCTCATTTGTTGCGGCGTACAATGCCATTAGCTCAGATAAGCCATCTGGCTTAGACATAATCATATTATAATTTTCTGGATTGTTATTCATCTTGTACTCTAACATCTCCACAAATCCCTGCTTATTTGCAAGATTTGATGACATAATCGCCTGCATAACATCAACTGGCAATATCAGGCTACGCACTATTTCGCCATCTGTACCATCTGCGCGTCTAGCTGTTGTGCCTTGTGGCATCTGATTGGGAAACGACGTGATGGGATCATTACCAGCAAAATTGGCTTGTCCTAACGTGCCGTAGCTTGTTTTTTCACCAATACGATCCATTGCGGATGTGCCGTCCATATTAGTCAATAATCCGCCGCGATATTCAAATTCGTCATTAGGCGTCAGGAAATTAGCCACACGCTCCGCAAAGCTATTGCGTCTGGATCGCTTGCCCTCATCAAGTTGATTGAGGAAATTCAGTACGCCTCTATTTACCATAGCCGCCATTTAAGCACATACCTTTAGCCTTACAGTTTGACTTGGTAGGGCATCCCTTGCACGTTTTCATGATAAAACCTCATTGCTGTATATTATGCGACCATATCACAATTCGTCTATTGACGCCAGTATGTTACGCATTCTTTCTGAGAGCTTCCACTCGCCAGCCTTCCACTTCGCGGCGTGTTGTGCATCCTGCAAAGATAATCCGCGTTGCACATATTCCTTTATCCATCTAGCCATCAATAAATTTTTCATCTTAGGTGACAAATTTAAAAATTTTTTTTTCATGCAATTCCCTTTAAATTGCGCTTAATGGATTTATTCCAGTTATTATTATTGCCAGATAATGCAGTCGTCGCGTCCGATGCCATTGTCAGGCATAATGCATCTGCAAGGTCTGGCGATTTTAGGCCACGTTTTCGCATCGCGTCTTTACTTTCGGCTTTCATTTTGCCTGACGATGTAAAGCTGTACCTAATGCTGGTTAACTCAGCCAAGAGCTGGTCATCCTTTGGCAGTTTGCAGGATCTATCTTCGAGCCAGCCCTTTGTCTTAAACCACAGCTCACTTCGTAAATTCATGTAGGTCTTGCCAAGCGCTGGTGCTTCACCAACATTAACTCCACGCACTGGCATACCAAGCTCACGTAATCTATCGACTACACCGCCGCCAACGCCAATACTATCGACCAGTATGTCTGATGGCCTCATGCTGGGCTGTAATCCCTCATATTCCGCCATAACTCGACCCACAGTTTGCATGAGATCCAATCCCTGCCACGCATCAATATCTGTGACGACGTTGCCGTACCTTTTGCACAATGCAGTTTTATCAGTACCAAACCTCGCAACATCCAAGCCCCACACTGGTTTTATATCTGGCGTCATCTCAATATCACGATGCGTCGCGCTTTGGGCTAAATGGAATGGAATAATCGTGTCATCGTCTGCCATAGGAAATTCGCCGAGAACACGTATTCGGAATGCATTGCTTTCCTCGCCATATCGCTCACGCATTTCCTCGACAAACTCATCAGACACAAGTGGACTATCGACGCACGACCAGCGCCTCGTCCACCAGCTCTTGGACATTCTGGTTTGGCTTTCGTAAAATGTGCCAGAGGATCTCGTCGGGTTTGATAGCAGTAACGTGGTTGCGCTGTGACCAGACATTGACCCAGCCGCCGCCTCAAAAACTTTCTCAGGCACACCAGATGCCTCGTCAACTACCAATAAAACATTCTCGGAATGCACACCAGCTAATGCCTCTGGCGTTTCTGCGCGTGACGTTCTGGCTGATATAAATGCCTCGGAAGCGGCTGACGTTAGTTCCACACGATCTGACTTAACAGTTAGCAATTGCTGTAGATGGGGTGGCAACTCGTTAATCCATCGTTTTAGCTCGGCAAACAATGCGTCAAACAATTGGCTAGACGTGGGCGCTGTGACTACAACCTTATTAGGGAAACGCAAAAGTAAATACCAAAGCATTGCCCAAGATGCCGACGTTGATTTTCCTGTACCATGCCCAGACCTGACAGACATCTTACGCTCGCCATTAGCTATAGCATCGAGAAACTCTTCCTGATAATCGTATGGTGTAGCGCCCAGCACCTCTTTAACAAATAGCACTGGATCGTCACGATAACGCAGGACAAACTCTGTTAATGGGTTATCACTCATCGGTTACATCCTCATAATCCACGTCAATCGTCTTGGCTTCGCGCTCCTGATCTTCCTTATGGATAGCCGCCAAGTCAGAATTTACTTTGCGTAAGGCGTCTAAATGCATGTCGCCAACTGAAATATTCACGTTTGTCTGTGGCCTAGTGCCGTATCTATCTTGGTTGTATGAGCTTGCCATAAATTTACGCCATTGCACCTTCTCTCTCGTTGCGGCTATTTCACTGCTTGTCGAGCCGCCATCCAAATCATCTACCATTGTTAAGCCCTGCTCGACTAAAGCATCTGCGGCGTGGCGTCTGGCTTCGTTCATGGCTTTCTCATATTCTGGCACTTTATTCAGTGACGAGCCAAGATATTGTCTGGAACATCCATATTCTACAGCCATTTTCGTCAAAGTATTACCTGATGCTATTTGCTCAAACAGGTAATCTACGCCGCCTTTCTTCTCAACATCTGCGAGGATCTTCCTTCGTAATGCCTTGCCAGCCATTAATATTCTCCAATTTTTTTAAATTTTACAATAGGTAAGCATTATATTGCAAGGGGGTATGGGGGGTCATTCGTGTGCGTGAAAATGTGAATAACACTCCCCCTAGCTGGGCGAGACGTGGGGGGGTCATTTTTTTGCTCAAATCTGCTAGTTTCGGATAAATGGAACAACGCATAGCTCATAATAGCCTTATTTTACTGCAAAATCGCCTAACCTATTGATTTCATTAGATATACTGCGGATTTAGCCCATAATATCCGATAATGTATATTATGTTAACTTTCAGATTATCAGGATATATTGACATTAGAATTGCAATTTGTTACGCGCCCACGCGCCTGCGACGACGCTTGTGTGTTTTTTCAGAGGGTTAAATGCTACCAACATTAGTGCAACTGCCTCGCCTTATCCTCTGCATTTTGATCGTGTAATTCAATGAGTGCCTCTGCCAGCGATTGGATAACAACGTCAGCTCCAACGATATGCAATCGATCTGTTATGAAGTCACAAAGTATATCCAGCTCATGTTCGTTTTCATCAGTGTTCTTGCAGTGAAGATCTAGCGTTAATTTAATGTTAAACTCTGACACGTCATCTAACCTTGTTATGTGACCGCGTAGCTCGGAAGAGGAGGAGAAGCTACGCGGTCTAGTTCAGTGGGAAGCACATTGTAAATGCAAAAACAATATGCGTTTGAGGGAGGAGAACCCACTAAACATAGTATGCCTCAAGAGAGGCGTTGTTTCAAGCCTATGTGACCTCATTTGATAGCTCGTAAGCCAATGCAAGATAACCGCACCCATCAACTGAGCTATCCTGATGCACGCCGTTACGCATCCTAGCAATCTTTAACAGCGCCATCATGTTTGCCACGTCGTATGCTGAGATGTGCCTTCCAAGATACGCCGTCCACATGGTCGCAATACAATTGAAGTTTTCCTCTGCGCTTCCGTACTGCCTAGCGCGATCCCCTGTTATGAGAATGTTTGCCTTCGCCAATATATCTGACCTCACCATACTATCGTTAACCATCGCTTGTTCTCCCTTACCCTCGCTTGGCTCGATCTTGCCGCCAGACGTTCTAATGTTTATCTTTTTCT